GGTGTTGATGCTTCATCATTAATTTTACCATCTAAACTAAATGATTTAATTCTTTTATGATGAAATTGTTGCATAACATATATTATACACTCTTATCTTCATAATCTTTATAGCGATAATATCCTCTATCAAAGTCTGCTTGAACTAAAAAGTCACCCATAAAACCATTACGGTTTTTTCTAAATGCACATTCAATGATATCACTATTTGTACCACGACCAAGTGCAATAACCCAATCTGCATCATAAGCAATTTGTCTTGACCAAGAAGTTTGACCAAGTGTTGGAACACTAGTTAAATCATTTGCATCATCAGGTGTAGCAGAAGAAATTGCAATGATTGGAACTTCTTCACCAATAGCCATAAGTTTAAGTTCTCTTGAAAGGTTCTTCATTCGTACCGTTTCATTATCTGACTTTTGATTTGGACTCATTAACTGTAGATAGTCTACAATAACAAAGTCAGGTTTATATTGATCAATTTTTCCACGAAGTACTGAGGGAGTAATTTCTCCTCCTTGATCATTTGATATGATATGAAATTCTGGTTTACCTTGTAGTTTATCTGCATGCCACTTTTTTAACATATCAAGTTCTACATCACCAGAACTAAGTTTTCTATGAGACCAAAGTCCTTCGCCCATAATTGTATAAACACGATTACGTACCTCTGTCTCAGACATTTCAAGACTGATAATAAGTGGTGATTTGCCCTGTTTCCAAGCCTGTACAGCGAAGTACAGAGCCAACCATGACTTTCCAATACCTGGGTAAGCAAGAAACACTCCCAACTGTCCTGGCATAATTCCAGAAGGTAGGTAGTTATCAAATCCTGGAAGACCTGTTTTAATTCCACGATGTCCCAAAGCCTGCTGCTCTTTAACACCCTCATAATATGCAATTGCAGACTCAATGTCAGTAACATCAATATCACGAATTGCAGATGTATTCTTTTTTAGTTCTGATGTTTTTGTAATTAGAGAATCAAGTGCTGCATTTCCATTTCCAGTTTGAACATCACTTGCTGCTGATCTTAATATATCTTTAAGACTATCGTTTAGATATTCTGTTTGCAATTCTTCTAAATGATGCTTTGTTGACCCAATATCTTTTATTGGTTCAAAATCTCTAAACTTTTCTACAACAAGAGATACTGGTGGCAAGGCAGCATTATGCTCAGAGTAATTCCTAATGAATGTCCAAATATCATTATGAGTTCTTAATAAATTATCAACATTAGCCTGAAGCAAAACATGGATTTGCTTATCACTTAAAACTGCTGAAATTAATTTTGCCTCTGTATTATTCACTTAACCACTTCCTCGCTAATTGGCGACGCTCTGCCCTATCAATTTCATCTTGAACTTTATCTCTTTGTGCCTGTAGAATTTTTTCTGCATTATATGCAAAATAACTCCAATTTGGCGTTGAACTAACTCTAAAATAATACTCTAATATATCGTAACAACCTTGAAGCCCATAGGACTCAACTAAAGCATCAGATGCCCATTGCTCAACATTTAAATTTAGAGATGGCTTTTGCTCATACCTTGCTGTGTGATATTTCCCATACCTACTAAGCAAAGCCATGCGGTCTTTGCGTTCAGCCATTATTCGTTAATCTCTGCCTTTGCTTCATCAATCTTTTCAGTCAACTTGCCCTCAACGAATCCGTAGACACGCTCCATAGCATCATTAACTGTTTCACCTTCACGCTTTGAATCAACGACACCAAGATCAAGTCTTAGCGATTGAAAATTTCCTAGATTTAATGTATAACCCAACGTTACTGAAACCTTAGTTTCATCATTACTTTCTGTCATTACCCCTCCAAGGATACTAGATTGACTCATTCCAAACTGGAATAAATCTTCCATCTTCTGTTCTCGTATATGTAAGTATACCCTCTCCCATTCGCCTTGTCAACTCTTGGCTATTGGGAGTCATATTATTTGTTATTAAATTATCTTTTCTTGGTCTTCCAATATGGTTCTTTGCAAGTATATCACGTATTTCTTTTACTTGTGATTCTGAGTAGTAAGATCTAACTTGCCACCCAGTTTTTCCACCTTTTTGTGATCCCGTAGGTGGTGGAATGACACCTCTCTTAATTAAACTAGGCATATATTTTTTATGCCTATTTACTAATATTGCTGTTTCTCCTACTGTATATGCCTTTTCCCTATTTTTTTTAAAATCTTTTAATAGGCATGTCTCTATTCTATCTTGCACAATATTATATACTGAAACTAATCCAGCAGATCGTGTTTGATGATATACCCTAACTAAATCGCCATTAAGAAACCAAACCTTTTGATTTCCTTTTATTATAGGCTGGCTATTGTATACTTCGCTTTTAAACTTTCCGTCTGAAGTATCCATCTACCTTCCCTACTATCTGATGGTGGATGAAAAAATTTTCTATTTCCACAACGAATACAATATGTTTCTAAATGTATAGAACTTGTATATTGTCTATCAACAAACATTTTTCCACTACATCGTGAGCAAACCAGCATTAATTCGGTATTCCGATTATAATTAAATTAACAACAATTGAAACATTTCCAGAAGAATTGAACTTTACTAGTCCAGTTACACTTCCTCGTGTTACATCTGTTAATACAATCGAAACATTTTCTCCCGCAGAAGTCTTTCCAACATTTACTGGTGAAGCAGTAACAATTGGGGTATATTTAAAATCAGGGAAAACATAAGTAAATGGTTTAGTACTAGATGCTGAAACAGTACTGTTGCTTGCAACCGTATAATAACCACCAAGAATTCTTGTTTCTGATGTTTTTATATTTTGTGGTCCTGCAGATGTAGTATCTATACGGCTATAGTTTGTTGTTGCGCTAGATATTTTATCAGAAATCTCATTTATAGCCAATGATAATTCATAAATATAGGCAACATCTAGTGGCTGCCCTCTTTCTGGTACTGTTACTTTTGACATGGTTCCTCCATTATATCATTAAATATTAATTGATGCCGTTTCAAACAAGTATGCTGCACTATTTATCTGTTTTGGATATGTTGGTGCTTGAACTGCAACTTTTATATGCGTCTCCCCTGCCTCTTGAAACACAGTATATGCATTAGAAGAAGTTGTTCCAGCATAAATATATGGAAGACTATCTCTTTTTACAAAAACATCAAATGAATTGATTCCAAGATCTGGTGGAACAATCCAACTAAATCTTACAGAGTATAAATTATCTCCATTTGAATCTTTTACAACTTCAGATACATATGAATATTGTAACTTATTAGATGATCCAGATATTGAATCAATAGCGTCTATATTATAAATAGATGACCAGTGCGATATTCTGTTTTTGTCTTCTGATACGACCCTAAATCTAACATTATATGAAAAATTATTAGAAAATATTGCTGGTAGATCTACCTTTGGAATAATAATTTTTTTTATATTTGCATCTGACATTATGTAACATCCATTGCAAATCTAAATTCAATATAATTATTACTGTTTGGATTTTTTATAATTGTTTCTGCTGTTGTATTTTGTATAATAGAATATCCAGTAAGGCCATAGAGTGGGTTTAATGAAGAAACGTTGTCAAACCTTAGTGCATCCAATGCAATAAAATAATCTTGAGAAGATGCTTCAACTAGCACTGGTGAAATTGACCCAGTGGTATCTGTGGTTCCGCTAAACAAATACTTGAAACTAGTAGAATTTGGAACCTCACTTATTAAAAATGTTCCATTAAATCTGTCACCTAACCCAGAAATAACTACAGTATCTCCTTGTTTAAAATTATGTGCCGATGTTGTTTGCAAAGTAACAGTTGTTGCATTTGCTGATTTATTATTTATATAAGCATTATTGATAACACTACAGTAGACTTTTATTGTATTTACATTATTCCATGAAAATGGATTTGAATATGTTAACTCGTCCAATCTTTTTTCTATTGTGTTATATCTATTATTTCCAAAAAAATATTTTTCATTTGCAACATCTATATTCATATTAGCATATTGTGTACCATTGCTATTAGAAAATTGAACAACCACTCTTGCATTATCTGGAAGTGTTCCAGAATCCCCATCAACACTAATTAAAGAAAGTGATAATTTTAAAAGATCTGATGTTGAATTTTTGCTAAAATTTATTGTTTGTCCAGTAATTTCCAAGAAGTCTGACCCAGTTTGAACTGTAAATGATTCTCCAATATGAGCAGTATTACCTCTAACCATAAATATATTATTAAAATATCTACATCTTTCATATCTATTTATTCTATTTTCATTTGTAACAAAAGCAAGATTATCTGCATTTGTTTGAATAACATTTTTGTCTGATACAATAAAGTTTGCACCGTCAATTAGCGTGTTTGTTATGTATGGAAAATCTGTTGATCCTGGGGAGAATATTGTTGATCCAGTATTAAAAGTCCAACCTTCTGTATTTGCAAAAGCATAAACAGTTTTGCTATCATAAGAGCCAGCAATTGAATTGCTACCAGCAGAAAATATTCCAACCTCTGTCATTTCATATCTTTCTTCTGTTGGAAGTTCTGCTGTAAAAATAATCTTATTTACGCCATCATCATTTATGTATCCTCTTGATGAAATAGGTACACGAAACATTTCAAAATCTAAAACTTTTTTTGCTGGATCTGTTTGAACTAAAATTGTTGCTCCAGATAATAAAACTGATGGTTGATAATTTACTGTAAATGATGAACCACTATTAATCTCTGTAACAATTGTATCTCCCAATGAAGAGAGTGTTCCAGTTCCAGAAACTTTTGTAATTTTTGCACCAATCCAAATATATTTTGTATCTGGTACGGTAATAACATATCCAGTTGATGATACAGAACTAATAGTATTAGTATTATATCTAGGCTTAGTTCCACACCCAACTGCAATATATGAGGCGTATGCTGGTGCAGTGCCCATCAAATATTTTGCAATAATCTCTTTACCAGTATTTGTTATCATTTA